AATTACGGCCTGTCGCCTCTGCTCACCGATTAATTCAGCACTGTTTATCACGTCTATCTAACACAATATATACAGATCTTAGAAAACAAACCTGCTGTTATGTGTTTGATCAGGATGCTGGCGCTGTTTGGGTTTCCAAACAATTAAAACGTAGCATCTTGCTATCTTCGATCGATCTTACAGCCGCCTCGGATAACATCCCGTTGGGGCCTATGGTTGAAATGATGGAGAAGTTATATCCATCACTAACCGAAGACATAGACTTGTTTACTACGGCGCAACGTTGCTCTTGGTGGACACCCTTTCCAAATGTTAGAATAATTTGGAAACGCGGATCCATACAGGGAGTAAAAGGGAGCTTTCCTGGATTTACCAGATTCCTTATATATTTACTCGAGGATGCAGGAATCCCACAATCAGATTTTGTGATTGTTGGAGACGATTTAGTTCTTCATAGCTACTGGACTGATAAAGCTTTAGAACAATTGAAAAAGTATTCAATACCAATCAATTATTCTAAATCCCTGATCGATAAAAAGCTCGCTGAGTTTGTTGGACGTGTTATTGACCAACATGGAAACCTTGGTGTTTACAAAGGTGCCCGTTACACAGAAAACGATCCTACAGGCCTACTTCGTCAATACGGAGAGGTAGCTCTGAAGACTCCTACCTTAAAGAAAAAAACAAAAAGGTTTAAGGGCGTCTTGCAATTAGCTAATGACTATTTTGATAACCGGGTACTCCGCAGAGCAATGGCTTTCTATTCGAAGAGAAAATCGGATATTAGGACATTGCTTGGGGAGAGTAACCAGCCATTTGAGTTGGGAGGTTGTCCCAAGGAACTATTTAGAACCATTTTCTATTCGACATCACCGGAAGAATGGGATGTCGAGTTTTTTGAAAAGAAGATGGGGTCCCTTGGTGATAACCTAGAGGATATACAGCAGATCGCAGCCAATACTTATTTACAAGGCAAACGACCTGTGACAATCTTGGAACGAAAGGACAGGCCCGCAGATTTTTACACGCGGGTCCATACTGTCGGACCAGATCGACCTTACCAAATAGATTGGGGTATACCTCAATATTTTATCCAAACTATGGAGTTCCCTTTTAACAAAGGGGATCATGTAAAAATGGCTAAATTCCAGCACAAGGAAATGTGCAAGGATTTAACGAACCTAGAGTATATTGATTTTATTTGCTCTGGCGAAGTACTGGACTGGGCTTCAAAAGTAACTGAAGTTCCTCGGACTGATCCGCTTGGTTTGCTTGACGGTCGAAATAACCGTTTAGCAAAGAAAACTGGTCAGCCACAACGTCCTATGATCTCTACAGTAGAAAGATTTTCTAAATCTCTTTCACGTGCAGTCCTGAATTATCTAGTGCTACATTATGCTTTACGTAGACAGTAATTCCCACTAAGTTTGTTATTAGTGGTGTGGGTCCCTTC